GCATAGTGAACGATCTTAAAAAGATCTTTTCTTGCTGTTCCTTTTCTATCATACCTTGAAGCATATTTCAAAATGTTAGACCTACAGAATGCTTCAGCATCACCAACAGAATCAATAAGATCCAATGTTTGAATCCCATGTTTACTGTAGTGTGCACCGTAGGTACTAGAGATATAATCTGAGATCTCTTTAAGGATCTCCTGTTCATTGTACTTGGTCAATTTTCACTCCAGACATGATCTATGTCACTATGATAGCATTGAAATTCGTTTCCGTCAAGGTCAACAACATTTATTTTATGTGTTGCTGACCATTCTTTTCCACCATCTCCTATGATGCGAACACTCCTACCGTCTTTAAGACGGAGGATGTGTCCAAGATAACCATCAAACGGTTTGCTCATCTTTTACCTCGTTAGGAACTACCTCTGCATCTATTTTATCATACAATTCGATAAATGATTGCTTTGTTTCCTCATCAAAACGATTTGTGCAAACTTTGATTGCTTTCATACGATCTTGCCAGATAGCAAATGCTCTGATGATGTGTACAAGTCTACGTGTTGAGATAACTTCATCAACACCACCATCGTTGAATGTTCTACGGATGATGTCTGCCCAGTTAGCAAGGTAAGAACAGAACTCTTTGTCAAGGACAGCAAGTGATGCTGCTGCTTTCTCAAGAATCTTTGTCTCTGTAGCAACAGTAGGATAGTCTTGCTCAAATGTCAAAGCAAATCTCTCAAGGAATGCTTCGTTAAGAACATTAGTACCGATGAATCTACCATCATCAGAACCTTTACCTTTTGTGTTGGCAGTAGCAATGATGTTAAATCCTGCAGCAGGTTTTACATACTTACCAATCTTCTTAAGGAAAACACCTTTACCTTCAAGAACAGATTGTAGACATAGTATCTTGTTAGATGCAAGATCAACTTCGTCTAGAAGTAGTACAGCTCCCCTTTCCAAAGCTTCAACCACAGGTCCGTTGTGCCAAACAGTATTACCATTAACAAGACGGAACCCACCAATAAGATCGTCTTCATCGGTTTCAATTGTGATGTTCACACGTATTAATTCTCTATTTAGATTCGCACATGCTTGCTCAACAGAGAATGTTTTACCGTTACCTGACATACCAGTGATGAAAACTGGATAGAACATTTTAGATTGAATAACTTTTTTTACGTCAGGAAAGTTACCGAAAGGAACATAACTATCATCCTTAGCAGGAATCAAATTTTGTACGACGGCGGGCATAGCTGCAGGTGCATTGAAAGTTTGCTCAAGTTTTTCTTGAACAGTAAGATTCCACTTACCAATGCCTTGCTTATAAGATTTAAGTCTTTTCTTTACAGTAGCAAGAGAGCAATTAAAATGCTCAGATGCTTCAAAGAGTTGCTTAGTGTTTACCTCAGTACCTACCTTATCGGAAAGGTATGTAACTAGGTCTTCAGTTGTAACAGGAACTGGTTCAAAAGGCATGGGTCTAATAATGATGTGTATGAATATAGTATAGGGTGTGGTGGGGTTGTGTTCAACCCCTTATGTGCCACTTTGTCAACTGACATACCCTATGAAAGAACTGAGTAGTTTTTTGTTGGTAGATTTGTTACCTAACATTCTTTTGAATGCTTTGGAGATCTCACCTTTTTGAGCACCAGACTCAACATTGAACTCAACGTCTTTGTTTAGTGATCTGCTATTGATAACATACAGTGCACTATATGCTTTTGGATTAGTTATAATAGCAGACTTCTCTTTCTTCCACTGCTTTTGTATCTCAGTATACTTTTCAAAGTTTGCATACCTACCAACAAAACCAGAGAGTGAAGAACCATCAAGAATACGGAACCCAATAACATTTACAGCAGGATTACGGTCACGTAATTGTTGGATGAAAATGTTAGTGCAATTATCATACTCAAAAGGAGCATAGGTGCGACCAGTTTTACGATCACGAAGAACTGCTGACCAATCAAGACGACGAACATGAACCTTGTACTCATCTGTGTAGTCATCATAGATCTCTCTACCGTATCCAGTTGTACATCCTTCACCATCAGATAAGATGCAAAGATTTACTTTCTGTAGATCATTCTGTTTCTGGAAATTAGGAATGATGTAGTTCATCATAACTATTGCTTCATTCAAAGGAGTTCCAGAAAGTTGAAGACCTATTGTGTACTGGTAGTTAGTGTAGTTTCTGTAGTAAGAAGCTTCTCTCCAGAGATTCCTGCACATACGCTCATAGTCTTTACCATTAGAACGAGATGAGATAAAGTTTACTAGGTGGAACCAATCATCATTGATGTAAACCTCATTCTTTACAGCATTCTCTTTCTTGTATGAATAAGTATCATAATAAGGATCTTCATGATTTATAGATCTCTCAGCAGCAATCCAGTCATTAGTAAATCCATAAACTTCAAATGGAATCTGAACTTTTTTACAGAATGCAGTTAGGTTAAGTAACTGTTTTACAGTTGCAAGGATCTCATTCTGCATAGAACCAGACCAATCAAGAAGGAATAGAAGACCGTGATTCTTACCATCAGGAAGAACAGTTATTTTTTTGAAGATGTCTTCGTTATAAAGATAAGTATGTAACTTTGTAGTATCAAGCACACCAGTTTTAGATTGACCAGAACGAGCGTAAGCGTCAGCAGACTTACGGCACTCAAATTCTTTAACAAGATAGTTTACCTCCTTCTGAGATTGCTTACGGAACTCATTGTATAGATGGTCAACTTCTGCATAAGCAACAGACTCAACTGCTTGACTATCAATCCAATCGTGGAGTTTCTTCCAATCAACGACATGTTTATCTAGGTCAACTTTCTCAGGAATCTCAACATAAGTTAGATTTTTTGAGTCAGGAGAAGATAGTTTTTCTGATGCATCATCAAAAGAACGTTGAGTAGAAGATTGATCACCACCTTCAGAACCTGCACCGTCTTCTTCTTCATCTTCATCATCCCAATCGTCAATAATATCCTCTTCAATCTCAGATTCAATCTTTGCAGTATTACCACCAGAAGATGCTCCACCTGATTGAGGTTTTGCATTTGGTTGATCTTCATCACTAGACTCATTATCTTTTTTATCAGAAGATGCAGAATCACTTCCTTGAAGAACATTAGCATTAGATTCAGACTCATCAGGAGTAGATGGTATCTCTACCTCATCTTTTTGTTCCTGACTAAATGCATATACATCTTGAGCAATCTGTAGAACTTCTTCAAAGGTCTCAGCAAGATCAGTACGAGCAACAAATAACTTTTCTTCTATAGAGAATGGAATCAATGCACTAGCACCAATCTTGAAGTGAAGATTGATACGGTCAATCAAACTATAAGTGCTGAGATCTTCACCTTGAACACTGAAGAAATCCATGTCATGTAGTTCTTTGTATCCTTTAGCAAAAGACTTGTTAAGACCTGGAAACTTACGCTTCATAAGTTTCTCAATACGTGCATCCTCAATAACGTTTATGAAATCTTTAGGACAATCTGCACTATCTCTCCAATCTTCGTTAGGTGTGAACAATGCATGTCCTACTTCGTGACCTACTAGCATGTCATATACTGTGCTAGATGCTTTGTCCCACATTGGTAATGTCAATACACGACGATCTACGTCAAACATTGCAGTAGAAACTTTACGATGTTCTACAATAAGGTTCTCAGTAGCAAGTAGTCTTGCAAGGTTACCTTTGATTTCTTGTTGAGTGTGCATGTGTCTTTGTGTCTGATGTATACATCATAGCAAAGAAAGTTATCTAGCCAACCAGTGCATGTGTCACTTCGTGAACTGTCTCCTCAATGGTAGAATAATTTTTTTCTTTATTTACAGTTATAGTTCTATCAAATTTATCATCTAGTCCTTGTTTATGACTTATTACAAAGACTTTTGTATTCTCGTCAAAGTTTCTAAGTATCCATCCTAGATCAGATGTACCAGATTGGTCAAGAGATCCATCAAATATCTCATCTAAGATAAGTAGATTAGTATCCACGCTATTCTTAAGCTTAGCAATACTGCGCCAAGTGAGCAACAGAGCGATATCAATACGAGCTTTTTCGCCTTCGCTGAAACTATCATAGGAAAATACGTCACGGTACCTAGACTTAATTATCTCATCAAAGTTCTCGTCAAGTGTAAAATTGACATAAAACTCCATCCTTTGTAAGAAATCGTTAATTAACTTATTCATCGTAGGAAGATAAGTCTTGATAATCCTAGTCTTTATACCATTATCCTTAAGTAGTTGTCCTGCTGTTGTCAGGACATCACGATCTTTCTTTAGGTCAGCATGTTGTTTACTAAGTTCTTTCTTATTACTTACAAGAAGTTGCAATTTATCATACTCTGCTTTCTTATCAGGTGTAGATCCCTCTAGTTCTTTGATCTCATCTTGTATTGATTCAACCTGTTTACGAATCGTCAGCAGTTGAAAATTAGTCTGAGAAATTTTTGTATTGATATTGTTTACTTCAGTTGAGAGTTCAGTAAATTTATCAAATCTTTTTTGCTCATCACCAATAGCTTTCTGTAGATCTTCAAAACCAATATTCATCTCATTGACCTTGGTTTTTCCTTCTTCTAATTTTTCATTACGAAACTCTTCGGATAGTTCCTGAGTACACGTTGGGCACACATAGTTGGACTCAAAGAATTTATTTTCCTTCTTGCATGTGTTCATCTTATGTGTCAACTTGATCAAGTATGTGTTCAACTTGCTCAATTTTTCGCTGGACTTGGAATAGTCCTGCATTTCTTTATTAAGTTTACAGATTTGCTCTGTAAGAATTGTTACCTCTTCAGCACCTTGGAGTTCTGTATTTTTATATTCGTTTATCTTTTCTTTCTTACGATCAATCTCCTCCTGAGTTTTTTTCTCTAGAGAAAACATATGTTGTTTTTGTAATTCTATTCTATCTTTAA